CTGTAGGTGTCAACATTACAGACAGAATAGTAGTCAAACTAAAGCCTGTACTGCCCCAAAACTTCCTGATTGATCCTGTAGCTACAACTGTAGAAGACGCTATGGGCGTGGCTATTGATGAGTTTGTGTCTAAGCACTCTGTAGAACTCTTACAAGAACAGGGTGTTTACCGTGAAGCGTACATTGAGTCTGCTGCTCCTGACACAGACCTAGAGCCAGATCAAGACCTCACGATTTACAACGACGACAAGGTTAGGCTGACCAAGTACTACGGACTTGTGCCTAGTGCGTTGCTTGAGGCTGAAGGCGTAGAAGTTGAGACTGACTCTATGTACGTTGAGGCTGTCGTAGTCATCGCTAACGGCGGTACGCTGCTTAAGGCTGAAGTCAACCCGTACATGATGGGTGACCGTCCTGTAGTAGCTTTTCCTTGGGACGTTGTTCCGGGCCGCTTCTGGGGTCGTGGCGTCTGTGAGAAGGGCTACAACAGCCAGAAGGCTCTGGATACTGAGTTACGCGCACGTATCGACGCGCTGTCTCTCACTATTCACCCAATGCTTGCCATTGACGCAACTAGGTTGCCTCGTGGGGCTAGACCTGAAGTACGTCCGGGCAAGATGATTCTAACTAATGGAGATCCCCGTGAAGTACTTCAACCGTTCAACTTTGGGCAAGTTGGTCAGATTACTTTTGCACAGGCTCAGGCGCTTCAACAGATGGTACAGCAATCTACTGGAGCCGTTGACTCCGCAGGTATTGCTGGTCAGGTTAATGGAGAAGCCACAGCAGCAGGTATAAGTATGTCTCTGGGCGCTATCATTAAGCGTCACAAGCGTACTCTGATTAACTTCCAGCAGTCTTTCCTGATGCCGTTTGTAACCAAGGCAGCACACAGGTATATGCAGTTTGACCCTGAGAGTTACCCTGTAGCTGACTACAAGTTCAACGCTACGTCTACTCTGGGCATTATTGCTCGTGAGTACGAGGTAACTCAGCTTGTACAACTGTTGCAAACCATGAAGCAAGATAGCCCTCTGTATCCTGTATTGATCCAGAGCATTATCGACAACATGAACCTCAGTAATCGTGAAGAGCTTATTGCAGCAATGCAGCAAGCCTCTCAGCCTAACCCACAAGCACAGCAGATGGCTATGGCTGCTCAACAGGCGCAGCTTGAGTTCCAGCAAGCACAAACTGCTGCACTCCAAGGCCAGGCTGCTGAGTCTCAAGCACGGGCTACTAAGTACCTCATTGACTCTGAGTTGGCTCCTGAGGAACTTGAGATTGATAAGATCAGTGCTATCACACGTAATCTACAAGCTGGTGACGCCGATGACAAAGAGTTTGAGCGTAGGCTAAAGGTTGCTGAAGTAGCGTTGAAAGAAAAAGCCTTAAACAACAGAGGAGCAACTCCCCGTGTTAATGACACAGACCGAAATGAACAGCTTCCTAGAGCAGATCAACAAGGCGTTCAAGGATCAGTTCGACCGCTTAGACCAACTGGAGAACAGGCTCGCGGCCCTAGAGGGCCAAATGTCGGCCCAGCCCCAGAAGGAGGCCTCTGATGCCAAAGGAAAAAGACCCAAGACTAGCACGAGCAGGAGTAAGCGGGTACAACAAGCCAAAGAGGACTCCTAATCATCCAACGAAGTCTCACGTAGTTGTTGCCAAGTGTGAAGACGGATCAGTAAAGACTATACGCTTTGGTCAGCAGGGAGTTAGCGGAGCAGGTAAAAACCCTAAGTCTGCTAAAGAAAAAGCTAGGCGCAAATCATTCAAGGCTAGACACGCCAAGAACATTGCTAAAGGCAAGTGCTCAGCGGCATACTGGGCTGACAAGGTAAAATGGTAGATATTTACTGTGTTGTTTGGAAAGATGCTCAAGGAGGAGCAAACGTAGGCTGGAGAGGCTTAGACGAACTAAAGTCTCTTGAACCTGCAACTGCAATTTCTGTCGGCACTCTTTTGCACAACGATGAGAACAAGTTAATTATTTGTCCTCATGTGTTGGTAGAAGATGGTGAAATAACAGAGGGAGACGCAGAGCTAGTTATACCTACGGCATGGGTAAATTCTATAACTAAGGTATATACGGTAGGTTAGTATGGCTAAGAACATGAAGCACTACAAGCGTGATGGAACTCTCTGGACAGGGAATACTCACAAGATGCCTGATGGTTCACTACACTCAGGCAAAACCCACGGCAAGACTTCTGTGAAATTGTACCACTACAAAGACTTGTCAAAGAAAGCAAAGGAGAAAGCTAATGCCCGGTAAAAAGCGAAAAGTAAAGAAGCCAAAGGGATATTAAGATGCCTACTAAAAAAGGACTATATGCCAACATTCACGCTAAACGTAGGCGTATCGCAGCTGGATCAGGCGAAAAAATGCGTAAACCCGGATCAGCAGGCGCTCCTACGGCCTCTGCCTTTAAGAAAGCCAAGAAAACAGCTAAAAAATAACATAAAAAAGTACTTGACTTTTGATCCAAAGTATGATATAATATACAGTGTACTTAGGTACACCTTATTAACAGAGACAACCGAAGAGGCCTCAAGTGGATCAAGAAACACAGCAGTACTATGACAATTACTTTAGTCTTTTTCTGACAGACGGTTGGAAACAACTGATGCAGGACTTTGGTAATAATGCTGTTCAAATTAACAGCGTTGAAGCGACTAAAGATGCTGACGATATGTACTTTCGTAAGGGACAACTAAACGTATTAGCCCACTTACTAAACATGGAAACTATCGTTAAAACTAACTACGAGGAAGCGTCTAAGCCTCCAGAAGAAGATGATTAAAGTATTTGATTTTAAGTGTGACCAAGGTCATATCTTTGAAGACTTTGTAGAAGCAGGTGCTACAACCAGTAGGTGCGGTTGTGGTGCTAACGCTACAAAGATTGTATCAGCAACTCAGCATATCCTTGAGGGTGCCTCAGGGGATTTCCCCGGTAGACACATGAAGTGGGTACGTGAACACGAGAAAGCTGGACAAGCTACGAGGGAATCCTAAGAGGGCAACTCCCATTTTATTTCTCCATAACCTTATTATAGGCGGGGTAAGTTTACGATGTCAAGAGCGACACTTATTGATGAGCGTCAGGAAGAAGAAGTAGAAACAACAGATCAACTCGACACACAGGATACCACAGAGACTCCTCAAGAGCAAGAGGAACAACCTCAGGAGCCTGAGATACCGGAAAAGTACCAAGGTAAGTCTGTAGAAGAACTTGTACAGATGCACCAAGAGCTTGAAAAGTTTTCAGGCAAGCAGAGTACGGAAGTTGGCGAGTTACGTAAAGTTGTTGATGACTACATCCAGACACAACTCTCAACACAACAAGCACCTCAACAACAGCAACAACAAGACGATGAAGAAGATGATGTTGATTTCTTTGTTGATCCCAAGAGTGCTGTTCAACGAGCAATAGACAATCACCCGAAGATTAAAGAAGCGCAACAGTACACTGAACTTGCTAAGAAACAGTCTACTCTAGCACAACTTCAGCAGCAACACCCGGACATGGAGCAAGTTCTCCAAGATCCCAAATTTGCTGAATGGATCAAAGGGTCAAAAGTCCGAACACAGTTGTTTGTTCAGGCTGACCAACAGTACGATTACGATGCTGCGAACGAATTGTTTAGTCTCTGGAAAGAGCGTAACCAAGTAGTTCAACAAACAGCGCAAGCTGAAAAAGAAGCCCGTAAAAGTGCAGTTAAGTCAGCAAGCACAGGCAACGCTCGTGGAACAGCAGAGGGATCACGCAAGAAAGTTTATCGTCGTGCTGACATTATTAAACTTATGCGTACCGATCCAGAGCGTTACCAAAGTCTATCAGACGAACTACTGAAGGCATACGCGGAGGGTCGGGTTCGATAGCCTAAAGGAGAATTACAATGGCTGGTGAAACCTCTGGTGCCTATTTTACAGCTAATGCTGTAGTAGACAAAACTGCTGCGGGTACTTTCATCCCCGAAATTTGGTCGGATGAAGTAATTGCTGCTTATCAAAAGAACCTGAAAATGGCTCCCCTTGTCAAGCGTCTCGCTATGACAGGTAAGAAGGGTGACGTTATTCACGTACCTAAGCCCGTTCGTGGATCTGCCTCTGCTAAGTCAGAAGCTACTGCAGTTACGATTCAGGCTAACCTTGAGTCAGAACTGACGATCACTGTAGACCGTCACTTTGAGTACTCGCGTTTGATTGAGGACATCGTAGAAGTACAGGCTCTGTCTTCTCTGCGACAGTTCTACACTGAAGATGCTGGCTACCAGCTGGCTCTGAAAGTTGACACTGATCTCATCAACGCTGGCACAGGTTTTGGTAACGGTACTCGTACTGC